GATATTCCCAACGATTTAGAGGACGTAAGTGCATGGTTCCTGAAGATGGGATTTACGCTGAAGGTTGAGGGTCTTACTGACAAATTTCAACACATAGATTTTTGCCAGACCCGCCCCTGTTTTATTGACGGCCGCTGGATAATGGTTCGTGGACTAAAAGCACTAAGCAAGGATTGCTATTGCCTTAAACACAAGGACTATTTGAAGAGGTGGCTGTCTCAGGTACGAACAGGAGGTCTCAACGCGTATGGATCCACACCGGTCTTTAGTGCCTTCTACAACACCTTCCCCAAAGGTACAGACACTGGACGCAACTTGCTTGTGGACAGTGGTCTCTATTACCTTTCACGGGGCATGGTGTCTGGCACTACCATTTCCGACAGTAATAGGATGGCATTCTTTGAAACATTTGGTGTGACTGAACGGGAGCAGGTCGCAATCGAAAGTTACTATCAGAGTATGACATACTCGGAACACCCTGATCCGAACAACCCCGGAATCCTCCTTCCACTACCCTGGCTCGGGGCCTAACCGGTCGGCCCCATCAGCCCAGCCAGGCAGCACAAGAGTGCAACCTATGTGTAGTACCCACACAGCAGCGTTCACCGGGCTCCCAATATAATTGATTATTAGTCCATTATATATATCCGGGACTCTCACCCAATATCAAGAGAGATGGTTAAGGCGAATCGCAAGAATGGCCGCAAGAACAACAACAACAGCAAGCAGAGAAAGCGCCCAGGACAGTCCCAGCAGAACGCACCACGTCGCCGGACCGGCGGTAAGATGCGGGGCCGCATGGCTAGCCCTTTGCAGATGGCTCGACGGGCATTTAATGCCTTTCATCCAGGCCATCTACCGCTACCAACGAACCAGGCACCCCATTTGATGGTCACCACACGCACCACCTTCAGCTGCAACGATAGGTACTTGCTTTTGGGGGCAATGCAATCATCATTTGATGCAGGGGTGCCCGACATGCGCACATGCTGGTCTAACGCTGTCGCTCTCGTCGAGAACGATAGCGCTGCCACAATGGGAAACATCAACCTGTCCAAGTTTGCTGTGCCTATGCCCACACCAGACACGGATGATTTCGAAATGGTCCCAGGATCGATCTCATTCCAAGTCTTTTGTGTGGACTCACTCACCGCTGCGGGTGGTGCCATTTTCATTGGGAGGTGCAAGAACATTCTGCAGACCCCCAGGAAGACGGACACCATTACCGTTTATGATTATTTCCAAAATCTGGTGAGCTTCACGAGTCCTAAGACACTTTCGGGCGCTGAGCTCGCAATGAGACCACAGCAGTGCAACCTGCTGCCGGGTCATCACGGCGAGATCACGGACTTTGAACAGGGCTATGCAGCACCTGCCCAAGCAAACTTTGTTTGGGGCACCGAAAGCGACGCCGCTTACACTGCCGGTGAACACCTGAGGTTCGCTGCGTTCAAGCCGGGTTTCATTTACAACCCGTCGAACAAGAACCTTCAGGTTACCGTTGCAGTACAGTGGCGTCTCCGACTCGCCCCGACCAACCCCCTCCATTCGTCGCAGACACATTATGCGCCGACCCCGCCTTCCATCTGGC